GGTTATTCAATAGCACCCCAAGTCCAATAACCCCTATTCGGAGCGGTATTATCCTTGAGCCAAAAATCGAGATCCGGGTCCTTAACAAAGTATTAATACCTTGCACTAACGCGTTTTAAAAAACCAAAATTGACATGATTCCGCTTACCAAGCAAAATCTCTTGCGTATGATGCCTCTCCTCCTTAGGACCATAACGTTGGAAATCACAAACAACATTATAAGACGGAAATACACCAACAGGCATATTAAACACCTCACCAGTCTTATAATCCTCTATACTATATGCGTCCGTTCTACTCATAGCGGCAGAACAAAGCCCAAAAATCTCCTTCAACCTAGCATGCACTTCCGGCTGACCCGCAGACAAATAGCTTAGACTAATACACGATTCCGCAAGACCTTTAAGATCTGCATCACCGTGGTACATCTTAGCAAACACACGATCAAAATCACGCCAAATAGTGCCCCCCGCAAAGGACGTACGTAAAAATTCAGGCTTATCACTGGCTTTCTTAACCTCAAACTCAGTCTCCATGCCAAAGGCAAAATCACAAAATTTTGCACAGAGCAAAGACAAAGGGGTTTTTAAACCCAAAAAGTCATCACCCATAATGGCACAACAATGAAGTTCAACCTCTAAATCAATAGGGTCAGCCACCCATTCTCCCACTTCTTTGCATATCTCACAACCGTCGCTCTTGTAGCCATGCAACCTGACAAACGAACCAAAGGCCCTCCTGACAAACTTATGCCTATGCGTATTACCGACAGACGTCAGAGGCGATCCCGACGGAACAGCACCAAATCTTGTATAAAAAGCATTGCCCTGCAACGGAAACAGAGGTCTTAAATAATCCCTCCAAAACCATCGCAAACAATTGCGCATAAGCACGTCATCAAGAACATCCCGTGGCAACATGAGTCCATAAAGAACCCATAACAACATGCCACTAACTGGATCAGCACGACCTTCCCAATTCTTTTTATCAGCTTCAACGAACTCAACATCTTCCAAACTCAAAACTTTGCCGGTTATCATACGATACTTAATCAACATATCGTAGACCACCCTAAGCGTCCCACCACAAGTCATAGGCAGCTTAGTATACATCCCATCCCATGTCGTAACAGCCGTTTCAAGAACGGGCAGCACAACATTATGTCCAACCACATGCGAAACATAAGCAGAAACCTGTATAGAACGACTTTTTTTTTCTTTTTTAACAACTTCATTTTTAGTTATCGTTCTATAAGGCAAAGGCTCAGCAACGCCTTTCGCGCTCTCTTCCTTAAGCTTCTTCAAACCCGGTACCAAGACAGAATAATAAGTATCTATCTTGCTACCAGGCACTGGCAGAGCGCTATCAAATGTATACCCAACTGCACTTTCATTAGGTTCATACATACCCGGCAAAAAAGGACTAGGCACATCCACTTCAATCTGCACACCATCATCACCATACGGCAAACTACCAATAAGATCATAAAGCATGTCTTCAATAAGATCAACACTAACATGCATTGGCTTCTGTTTCAACATATACACTGACATACCCTCCAACGCCTTGTCAAACGCATTACCCCTAGTAGTACTATAACACCAATCAGGAAACGCATTTTCTCCAAAGACACGATCCAATATAGGCTTAACCCGTGGATCCTTAGGATAATCAGCAGGCGTCTTATTGGCGGCTAACTTCCCGGGGAGCCTTATTATATCAACTCCACAGTCAACCGCCTTATTCATAAGAGCCACACCCATTTGCGCGGACATCGCAGTTTCCCAAAATGTAACGCCCAAATAAAAACCAGAACGCGACAACGAATAAAGCCCCAAGATGAGAGAATGAAACAAACTCCCAGTAACCCTAGACTCAAAATCGCCTATTCGCACCAAAACACCAAAATCAGTATAGCGCACAAAAACCTCAATGGATTGCAACAACAATTTATCAATAATAGTCACAAAACCCCTCTTAGAATACCTATAAAAGTACCTCCTAAGGGTATTACGACGCAATAGAATCTCAATATTTATTTCAAAGAGAGAAGTTTTTAGAAAA